AAAACGCTTTGCCGCATTCATGCGAGAGCAGGGGAGATTGCCAGCGTCCGAGCGATGCAATCTGCAAATGGCATGCGCTGCCCTTGCGAACATCGCGGGAGAATACGTTATCGAGACTCTTGGTGGACAGGTATCGCTCATCACGGGGCATTAACAATGAGCGGATTTTCAAAGCGCACGAAGACCGCTATCGGCGACCTCGCTGGCGTCATGGCGGCGGAAGGCGTGTGATGGATTTTGTCGGATAATTATTGTTTCACGGCGGAAATATTAGTTGCTAATTTCGCGCGGCATGTTAGATTTAATTCAGTGAGAAACACCTGCCACGGAGACGGAAAATGAAAACCGAAATCGTATGCGTCAAGCGCCACGGTCTTAGCATTATTGCCACGGAAGGCGCGGACTTCGCCGCCAAGGTGACGCAGCTGCAATATGAACCCGGCAAGATTTACGATCCACGGATCGGTGTGCAGCAGGAATGGCTTGTTCCTATCTATCCCACCCATTGACGCAACACCGGGTGGCCTAGCGCCGCCCTCCACCCTGCCACGAAATAGGAAACCCAATGCCTATCACCACAACATTGAACAGGATTCGCGCACATCATCCTTGCCAGGACGGGTGGGTGAAGCTCTTAGCGGGACTCGGCAAGAGCGAAGCCGACGACGAACCACTGCTTTATACGCGCATCGTCGAGATCAATGGCATTGATGATGCTTTGTGGGCGTGCCGCGCCGAACCACAATACGCGAAGGAATGGAGATTATATGCCGTGTGGTGCGCACGGCAAGTCGAACATCTGATGGAAGACCAGAGATCAAAAGACACTCTTGTAATCGCCGAACGGCACGCAAATAGCGAAGCGACTGATGAAGAATTGGCCGCCGCCTGGGACGCCGCTAGGGACGCCGCTAGGGACGCCGCTAGGGACGCCGCTAGGGACGCCGCTAGGGAGGCCGCTAGGGACGCCGCCTGGGACGCCGCTAGGGACGCCGCCTGGGAGGCCGCTAGGGACGCCGCCTGGGCCGCCGCCTGGGACGACCAAACCACACATTTCATCGAAATTTGCAATGCGACCGACGCGCGTTAATCATTGCATCTAAACCGTGCCGCGGAGAAAACCGATGTCCTACATGATTGAAATGCTGACGGCCGATATGAGCCAGGAACAACTTGTAACTGCTTTGGCTGCCTTACCATGCTTCGCGCTGTGCGTGGTTTTCCTCGCTGGCGTGTTCGCGGTGCGGCCATGAGCGCCAAAGACGTCACCGCCTATTTCCAGAATCTCGACGCGCATCTCGCGGCGGTCGTCGATCCAAAAATGGCTTTGGATGACATTGACCGCGAGCGTCGGCGCGTGTCACGCCTCGAACAAGCCGTCGCCGCATAGGCCGAGAAGGGTAAGGGCGAGTCTCCGTCACGTTTCTCGGCTTGGGATTTGGGGATAATCGATGGCGAGCTTGCCATGCGAGCGCAGCGCCAGCGCGAGAGGACTGCGCCATGATCGGCTTGGGCATAAGTGCATTTCTCGACACGATTCTGGCGGAGCTCATGGAGAATAAAATGAGAAAGTCATATCTGTTCGATGTGACGCTCACGACGACGATCCGTGTCAATGCGAACGATCTGGCGACTGCCGCCGCGAAGGTCCGCGCGCTGTTCGACGAGCACGAGGCGCATCTTGGAATGATCGACGGCGATTCCGTTGTCGCGTCGCTCAATGTCGAGGGTGACTTGGATTTGGTCGAGATCGAGGGGAAGGCGATATGAGCCGCTACCGCACGAAGCACACAGACACCCAAGTCATAACACTAAACGAAAACGATGACGCGGCATTTTGCGTCGAGATCGACTTCTACCTCACGCCTGGCTCGCCACAGACATGGGAGCAGCCGGCTGAAGGTCCGGAGATCGAGATCATCGGCGTTCGCCCCTACACGACGCGCAAACGGTATCCAGGCGAGCGTGGCAGTGGAGAGGTCACATTCTTCCTCGATTGCCCGAAATGGCTTGAGCGGCTGCTTATCGAGGCTGTGGACATGGATAAGCTCCAAGCCGAGGAAGCCGATCCGGATCGAGAATACGACCGACGAAGAGACGAGAGGATGGCATGACCGAGATCATTAAAGTTCAACGCCCACTCAGGACGAATGATCCAACAATTCCTTGGCTAATTTACGATAAGAGCCGCAAGCGCGAACAGCAATTGCCGCAAAGCGTCATCCCACCGGCTGCTGTGGAAGCCCTTGGCGATGATCCGAAGGGATATTTCGAAGGCCATTGGTCATCGATTGTCGGATGGGCCATCGGCAAGCGCGTGAAGGATCAAAGGTGGTGAAATGACCGAGATCACAGATGACGGCACCGAGGCGCTGCAAATCCGCCTGCGGGATGCGACAGTCCCTGAACTGCGCGAGATCATATCTGGCGCATGGACAGATTCCGTCACGCGCACGCTGGCGCGCCGGGAATTGGAAAGCCGGCTGCGATTCGCCGCGGCCGCGAAGGCTGCAGAGAGGGGAAAGTAAATGGTTGACGTGACAAAAATCAGCATTGGCGACGAAGTGACGATCCGCGCGCGTGTGACATCGCTTGAAAATGGCTTGATTTATATCGGTCTCGACAATGAGGAAATCAGCATCCTTGGAACCGAGATTATTTCGCACGAGCCACGATCGCTTGCCCAGCGCCTCGCTGGCCTAACGGTCGAGCAAATCGAGGCGGCACTCGCCCGTAAGGATTCGGCATTGTCCGAGGCGTTCGAGACGGCCGGGACGCACATAGCGCGGGCGCGGCGTGATGCGGGCGACTTAAAGCGGCGCCCGAAGAACACAGGAACCGGCGAAGCGGACGCAACTCCTTCGCCGCAGGTCGCGGGAGAAGTTCTCATTGGCGCAAGCGTAAATGACACGTTTGCAGTCGAACCGGGACAGGACAATAAGTCCACGACGGAAACCGCTGCGGCCGCCCCCGTCCACGCGCCGAACAAGCCCAGCGTAGTGCTCGCCGTGGCCCACGCTAACGCCGCCGAAGGCAGGCAGGTTTTCAATGCTTGGTTCCGACACGGACTAACCGAAGTCGAGCGCGCGGGGCTCGATGGTCATATCGCGAAACTTCTGGCCGAGGCTGATAAGGCCGACGTCGCCAAGGCGGAGAGTTAAATGCACACGAAATACAAGGTCATTCCGGCCACGGACACCCCAAGCCAAATCACCGAGCACAACTGCGATTTACCGGAAAGGCCAACTTATCAGCAGATTCGAACGGTCGTCGAGCCCTATCTAAAGGTCGCGCGCCCGGAGGCGCGGCTTGAGCATGTGAGCGTGCTGGGAGACGATGGCGAACGCGCGGATATGTTCGTCGACGACGTCGGCGCGCTCAGTGGACTTCCCATCAATTTAGAGGCAACTCGGCGTTATCACCGAGCGTCGATCGAGCGCTGCGAAGAGCAGGTCGACGGGATCATCCCAAACGCCCCGAGAATCCATGGATGCGCCGTGCTGTTTGCAAGGAGAATATGGTTCTGATCGTTCCGCCGCTCTGAAACGCCAAAGGCCGCCGGATTGCTCCAGGCGGCCTTTTACGTCCGGTTCCTGCCACGGAGAATAATCGGAAGAACGGTGCGGGTGCGGGACCATTGATCTCGGAGCGCAGCGGTTCCTCGGTTACACCGGACAAGCGAGATATAGCGCCGTCCTCCAGTGTCGTCTATCCGGAGTCGGTCGTTTTTAATCCAATAACCCCCTCGCCATCAAAAAGTCGCTGATCTTATCGGCGGTCAATCCAGACGCAGGAACCATGATTTTTCGAGCAAGTAGCAGCAATTCAATCGCGATTCGGCGATCCGTTTCCGCGGCGCGCGCGCGTTCGAGCAAATTGCCATTAGAAACGAGAAGTTCCTCGGCTCTCGCCGTCCGCTCTCGCGCGTGCTGGTTGGCGATGACCAAGAGCTCTTCAAGATCGCGTTTCTTCATTTCGTAGACCTACTTATTCGCGCGCGACCGCTGCCTTAATCGCACTGAT